AATCAGGATCTTGAAAATGGAGTAATTGCTCTTTGGCACGATGAATCACAAATGAATCGTTATCTGATTGATAATCCACCAACACTAAGTTTGACTCCATCTTACTGCTTTGCTGAGGAGTTAATGGGTAATCCTCAGTATCCTTATGAACCCAAAATCATTGCTTTGAAAAAGAATCATAATGAACTTAGATCTTAGAGAAATCCCTGCTGTTTATATGAATCTTGAACAGCATAAGGAAAAAAATGAAAGTATGCAGAATCTACTGAAACAATGTGGATTCAAAACTATTATTCGTGTTGAGGGTGTTGCTCGCCCAGATAATCCTGTGGCAGGATGTTCTGCTGCTCACCACAAAGGACTGTGTGAGATTGACCCTCCATTTGTTCTGTTTGAGGATGATTGTGTAATCAAGAACTTTCGTCCAGAGATTGAGGTTCCAGACGAATCTGATGCTGTTTATTTGGGTATTTCATCTTGGGGTAGAATGAACGGGCATTCTGGACCCTATGTTCAATATGAGCATATTAAAGATGATCTCTACCAAGTTTATAATATGCTTGGCGGTCATTCAGTCTTGTATTTGACTGATGAATATGTTAAAATGTGCCAAAGGATAACGTATCATGCTGGATACATAATAGAGGATTACCAAGACATTGGATTTGCTGAGGTTCAGCGTTGGTTCAATGTTTATACTTTTGATGATCCATTCTTTTTCCAAACCAGTGGGTATCACGGTACAGTGAATCCACTAACAAGCTATCCCACTGAGGAATGCTTTAATTACAATAAAAACTACTTCCTACCTGAGAGAGTTATATGACTAAATCACTAGTTACTGGTGGTGCTGGATTTATTGGTTCTAATCTTGTAGACCGTTTGTTTGAAATGGGTCACGAGGTTGTCGTAATTGATAATGAGTATTCCGATGCCCATGATCAGTTCTATTGGAACGATAAAGCACAAAACTATAAGTACGACATTCGTGATTATAAAAACACACGTCCACTTTATGATGGAGTAGATTATGTGTTTCATATTGCGGCAGAGGCACGTATTCAACCCGCAATTGAAAACCCGATTGAAGCAGTTAGTATTAATTCTGTTGGAACTGTAACCGTTCTTCAATGTGCTCGTGAAGCGGGTGTTAAGCGTGTGATGTATTCTTCCACTTCTTCTGGATATGGAATGAATCAAACTCCTAATATTGAAACTCAACCTGATGATTGCCTGAATCCTTATTCAGTTTCAAAAGTGAATGGCGAGAAACTGTGTAAAATGTATACGGATTTGTTTGGTCTTCAAACTGTTTGCTTCCGTTATTTTAATGTTTATGGTGAGCGTCAACCTTTGCGTGGACAGTATGCTCCCGTGATTGGTATTTTTATGCGCCAAAAGGAAGCGGGAGAACCACTAACTATTGTTGGTGATGGAAATCAGCGTCGCGATTTTACTTATGTTGGTGATGTTGTGAAGGCAAATGTGATGGCTGCTATTTCAAATCCAGATCCAGAAGCATTCGGTCAGGTTTATAATGTTGGAACAGGAAATAATTATTCGATCAATCAGATTGCAAGAATGTTTGATCATGAAACTGTAAATATTACCCCTCGTCCTGGTGAGGCAAGGGTGAGTCTTGCAAACAACCAAAAACTTCGTAAAACTTTTGGTTGGGAACCATCAATGAAACTTGAAGATTGGCTTGCTGCACAACTATGATTCACATTTTTACTTCTGTCGTTAATCGCCCTGATTTTGCTATTCTTCAAAATCAACTTTTTAAAAAATTTTTAAAGAATGAATATCAGTTTCACATTGTTGATGATTCTGTTGAAGAATCTGTTTCTGGACAATTTGAATTGATATGCAATCAAAGTGGTTTTTCTTATTATAGAAAACCTGAAAGAGCAGTTCAACTAAATCCCGCACAATCTTGTGCCGATACCGTCCAGTGGACTTATGATAATATTATTCGTAAAAATCACTGCGATGATATTGTATTATTTTTAGACTCTGATATGTTTTTAATTGATGAGTTTGATATTGAAGAATATATGAAAGATGAGATTATCTCTGGTCTTCCGCAGGTAAGAGGGCACGTTACCTATATGTGGAATGGTATTATGTTCTTTAATATGCCTAAGATTGAAGATAAGAATATTGACTTTTCTGATGGTGTTATTGAAGGACAAATGACAGATGTTGGTGGTATGACCTATTGGTACTTCAAAAAGAATTCAATTCAAATGAAGGAAACTAATGTTGAGTATCCTACTCATTATAATGATATTGATTTGCAAAAGGATGCTGGTGGGTATAATATGGAACTTCATTTAGATGGTAAGTTTTTACACTACCGCGCAGCAACTAACTGGCACGCAAATTGGAGAGGTTTTGAGGATCCTCTTCTTGCCAAGACCATAGTATTTAATCAAATTATGCAAAGCATTCTTTCTGATAATGGATAAAAATAAGGCAGCATATAAACTTAAAAATCTTCCTCCTATTTACTGTATCAATCTGGATGAAAAACCAGATCGTTGGAAGTTTATGGAAGACCAATTTAAGTATTGGGAAATTCAAAACTATGAACGAATCTCTGCCTATGATGGTAGAGGTGATAAAGATCTGGGTGATATTTTAAAAGGACGTTATCCAGATATGATGACATCTGGTGAAGTTGGTTGTGTTACTTCACATCTCAAAGCAATGAAGCATTGGTTGGAAACTTCCGATGCTCCATGTGCCTTAATGATGGAAGATGATTGTGATATTAGTACAGTCACTCACTGGGGATTTTCCTGGAAAGATTTCTATGCAAAAGTCCCTTATGATTATGATGTAATCCAATTGGCAATCATTAATCCCGCATCTGTCCATGTTCAGATGCACAAAAGATTTGTGAATGATTTTTCTACTGCCTGCTATATGATCACTAGGCACCATGCCGAAAAACTCATTCGCCTGCATTGTCGCGATGATAAGTATAAACTTGATCAAGGGGTCAAACCTCGTGCTGTGGCAGATGATTTGATCTATAATTCTGGCAATACTTTTGCTATTCCGCTGTTCTTGTATAAGATCGATCTGGGATCTGATATTCATGATATTCACGTGGATGTTTTTCATCGTAGTAGTCATGATGGACTGTGGCAATTTTGGAGAAATGAATCGGCAGATATTGAGAACTGGGAGCAAATTTTTGATTATAATCCATATCTTGGAAGACTTCCTCCTGGATTTGATGATAAGCAATAAGCATTTATACTTAAAATATTATGATATCCGAACAAAGGGGTGCTTGACACCCCTTTATTTTTGCTATATAATCATGTAACAATTCTTAACGAATTAACAATGACTGTAACAACTAATGATCGTGGGCAGCAAAATATGTTTGCCAAAGAACCCACAATGTATTATGAAAACTATGGTATGGATACTCCTAACCAAATCAAGGAGAAGTATAATGGACGCTGGGCAATGGTCGGCATTGTTGCTGGGGCTCTTTCTTATAGTCTCACTGGCAAACTCTTCTTCGGGATCTTCTGATAATTGATTGACAATGACTTCAATTTTGTTTACAATGGTCTCAGTTGCCTTCTTCGTTCTGTTGGCAACATCCGTAGAAAAACTTTGTGAGACTTACTAATGGATACCTATAACGTTACTCTTCAATCTCCTGACGGCACTGAAACTACTATTCAGTGTTCTCCCGATCAATACATTCTTGAAGCAGCAGAGGAGGCAGGCGTAGACCTTCCTTCGTCCTGTAAGGCAGGTGCTTGCTCTGCTTGTGCGGGTAAACTGATCAGCGGCACCGTAGATAATGAGGAGCAATCGTTCCTGGATGATGATCAACTCGCTGAAGGATGGGTGCTCACTTGTGTGGCATACCCCACTAGTGATTGTGTGATCCTGACCGAACAGGAAGAGAACCTGTGAGTGCTGGAATGCTGGGGCAACTTGGAGTTGCCCTCCAAGAAATTGGGTGGGATCAAGATGTAGAACTAGAAGTCAAGATCGCTGGCACTATAAAGAATGACAAGTTCATTGTCATCAAACCTATTAAACAAACAATAAGTTCTATTCCAAATACTGAACTTAAACAACAACATTCATATCAAGGAGAAACAAAATGAAATTTGGATTCACACCTGAGGCAGAGATCCTCAACTCCCGTCTGTCAATGATTGGTTTCGTTGCGGCGGTTGTTTCCTATCTTACTACTGGCCAAATTATTCCCGGTGTATGGTGATGGAGGTTAAAATGCGTAAAGAACAATACGAAGTCCCACAAGTACAATTTGTATTTCGTGAGAATGGTGAGTTTGTAAACCGTACTACTTCAGAACTTTTCGATGGAAAGCGTGTGGTCATTTTTAGCCTGCCTGGTGCTTTCACTCCTACTTGCAGTGCCTATCAGCTTCCTGGATTCGAAGAGAAATACGACGACTTTATTGGTAGTGGCATCGACGCTATTTACTGCATCTCTGTTAATGATGGGTTTGTGATGAATGCCTGGGCACAAGACCAGAACATTGAGAAAGTAAAACTCATTCCAGATGGAAATGCATATTTCACACGCTCTATGGGAATGCTTGTCACTAAGTCTAATCTAGGTTTCGGTGATCGTTCTTGGCGTTATGCTGCAGTCGTGGATAACGGAGTCATCGAAAAACTATTCGTTGAGGCGGGGCAACGGGACAATGCAGACACCGACCCCTACGAAGCGACTACTCCAGAAGTTGTTCTGGACTATGTGAAGTCAACTGTGAGGGAAACAGCACAAGTTTGAAATAATAAACAATAGTAATCAAACTCTGCTCTAAATATTGGGCAGAGTTTTTTAGTATTATGCCCAGAGGACAGTTGAACAAGGACATTATAAAGACAGAAGTTCTTAAAATAAAAAGAGACTTGGATAAAGAGTGGATGAATAAATCTGGATATGATCCGAAGTGGTTAGCGCATTATTATCTCAATAAGGTTCTTGATAAAATTGATGAGTATTCTCGGTGATAAATAGACATATCTAAAGTAGTAAACTTATATATTAATGTCTTCTTGCTCATTTTCCTCAGTACAAGGAACTCAAGGAACTCAGGGTCGACAGGGTAGACAAGGACTTCAGGGAACTCAAGGAACTCGTGGATTTCCTGGTCCATCTGGAAATCAGGGAGTTCAGGGATTTCAGGGAGTTCAGGGTTTAAGTAATCAAGGCACTCAAGGTCTTCAGGGTGATCGGGGAACTCAAGGTCTTCAGGGTATTCAGGGAGTTCAGGGTAAACAGGGTACTCAAGGATCTCAGGGAATTCAAGGATCTTATGGTTCTCAAGGATTTCAAGGTCTACAAGGCACTCAGGGTTTACAAGGTCTCCAGGGTGATCAAGGTCTTCAGGGGACTCAGGGGTTACAAGGTAGGCAGGGAACGCAGGGTGCTCAGGGTACTCAAGGATTGCAAGGTGATCAGGGTATTCAAGGACTTCAAGGACTTCAAGGTGATCAGGGAACTCAGGGTAGGCAAGGAACTCAAGGATCTCAAGGTAGACAAGGAACTCAAGGTACTCAGGGACTTCAGGGTATTCAAGGTTTAAGTAATCAGGGTCTTCAGGGTCTTCAGGGTGATCAAGGAACTCAAGGCCTTCAGGGTCTTCAGGGTGCTCAGGGTAGACAGGGAATTCAAGGACTTCAGGGTGTTCAAGGACTTCAGGGTGGTCAGGGCACTCAGGGACTTTATGGGGATCAGGGTACTCAGGGATCTCAAGGAACTCAAGGACCTCAGGGAATACAAGGTCTTCAGGGCAGGCAGGGTACTCAGGGTACTCAGGGTACTCAAGGTATTCAAGGTCTGGGACTACAGGGACTTCAGGGTAATCAAGGACTTCAAGGTACTCAAGGTCTTCAGGGTCTTCAAGGTCTTCAAGGTCTTCAAGGTACTCAGGGTCTTCAGGGTCTGCAAGGTACTCAAGGAACTCAGGGTCTTCAGGGTCTTCAAGGTCTTCAAGGTACTCAGGGTCTTCAAGGTCTTCAAGGATCTTTGGGTATACAAGGACCTTCTGGTGAAGGATTTTGGAAATCTGATAATGTTGGTATTCATACTCTTACCAGTGTTGGTATAGGTACAACATTGCCACAATCTACGTTACAAGTTGGAACTTATGGGATTGTATCTGGAATTGGAACTGTAGGATTAACGTCTAGTAGTTATTCACTTATAGATACATTTTCGGTAAATGTTAGTGATTTTAAAATGATAGAGTATACTCTTCATTTTAATAATGGAAATAAGTTTCAAGCTCAAAAAGTTCTTGTGATACAAAATAAAGTTGAAACTCATTTCCAAGAATATGCTCTCATGTATGAACCAATTCCCTTAGTTTCTATCGCAGCATCTATTTCTTCGCAATTTTTTAGATTAGAAGTTTTTCCTGAAATTGGAGTGAGTGGATTGACCACGTATAGATTTGTAAGACAAACTTTATTATAAATCGAGGTTTAAATGGAATGGAAAAAAAATTATACGCGGTTGGATGTTATACTCCCGAAGATTGGAAATATATTCATGAAGTTTTAACAGAAGATGGAACATTATTAGATAATATTCCAAGCGAATCCATTGAATGCTCAGATTTAAAAGAACATAGCGAAACAAGAGCAGTTTACTTACTTAGTGAAAGTGAGGCTGAGGAACTTATTAAGCATCCAAGAGTTCAATTTGTTCATGTTGATTACTCTAGTTATCCTGAGGAATTTAAAGCACCGCCAGAAGATTTAAAAACTCTTTATAGGTATAGTGAACCGGAGAAGCAGTATAGAAATTGGTCCGATACTTCTATATTGCCAACTACTCCGGGTAGTGCAGATATTAACAGAGGTGGATATCAGTTATTGAGATGTTCTCAGAAAAGAGATCCATGGTATGGAATTCCGGCAACAACAATTATTAATGATAGAGTTTCGTATGAGGGAGATGGATCTGATGTTGATGTTATTGTTGGTGATGAAGGATGTTGGATAGGGCACTCGGAATTCCAAAATAACACTGGAAATGGTCCAACAAATTATGTTGGTGGAAATGTTTTACCTGGAAATGGAACGTGTGATATATTGGATCTTGTTCTTGATGCACCTTATTATATTGATCCTTCTTGGTTTAATGAGGATTCTGGAAATAGACTTATGACACGTTGGGATGGAACAATCGTACCGGTTGAAAGTGTTGCGAGAGATTGGTGGGGAAATTCAACACAAAGATCTGTTGGATTTAGTACAATTGGAACAATTAATATTAATTCTTCGTACACAAGATTATCTTGTCTTGGAAGTAATTCTGTTAGGCCTACTAATGGAACTTCTCACGGAACTCAATGTGCTGCAAATGCTTTTGGTAGAACACAGGGTTGGGCATTTAATGCTAATAAGTGGGTAGTAAATGCGTATGGGACAAATGGATCTGATATTGAGCAATATTTTGATTTAATGAAGTTATTTCATTTATACAAACCAGTTAATCCAACATATGGAACTAAGGATCCAACAATAAGTAGTAACAGTTGGGGTTATCGTTCAACATCTCATAGGAGTTCTACTTCCAATTCTCCATATTATTACTATTATAGGCAGGGAGTTAGTGGCGGTATTGGTGTTCCTTACACAACTACCTTGCCTAATTTTATTAGATATGTGGGTTTATATGGTGATGGTAATAGAATGAAAGGTGAAATGATTGATAATGCATATACCACATCGGGTAAGGAAATGATTGATGCTGGTGTAATTTTTGTTGTTGCATCGGGAAATAGTAATCAGAAGCAAGTTGGACCAACTCATTCAGACTTTAATAATTATTGGGCAACAAATGCTCAGGGTCTTAATTCTCCATTATCTAGTTCTACTCATTTTGAGTTTGGAATTGAGTGTTATAATACAGCAAACAGAAGAGGATTTCCTCAACAACTTGGAAAATATATTGACGCGGAAACTGAATTAGTTGTTTATCCTGCGATTAATATTGGCGCTCTTGATGACTCTTATACATTAACTGGTTTAGAAAGAAAGGTTAATTATAGTGATATGGGGGATCAGATTGATTGTTATGCTCCGGCTGATGGAACTTTATCCGCAGTAAATGCTGTAAGTGGATCTAGGAGACCAGATACTTATGAGTCTGAATCTGGATACTCTACAGACACTGGATTTACCGCTATAGCGTCTGCCACTGCTAGGTTATCTGGAACTTCTAGTTTTAGTTCCCTTCCAAATTCTGGACAAAGAATTAGTACCGATGGAAGTAGTGGAACCGTAACTCCAATAACTTTCGAATTACTTGGTTGGAATGTACCTGGATTTACTCCCTCTACAACTCCAACTGTTGGTAGTAATGATGATGGATACTGGACTTTATCATTACCTTTTAATGTTTCTTTTAATGGATCTTCATATAATACTGTTTATGTTGGAACAAATACTTATATTACAGTTGGTGCTGGATCATCTGAATACAATAATTTAAATGTTTCTAATCCACCACTTCCAAAAATTATGATTTCTTGTGCAGATAATTCTTGTCAAAGAATTTATTATGGAACTAGTGGATCTGCTCCAAACAGAACTTATAGAATAAGATTTGAGGGAACTGCAGCAACTAGTGGAACTTTAGGATCTCCTAATATGGTTTATGAAGTAACTTTTTATGAAAATACTCCAAATCAAATTGATATTCAGATTGGAAGCAATGCTAGATATTTAACAAACACAACACCGTTTACAATTTTTTATGATACTAAGTTTTCAGGAACAAGTTCTGCTTGTCCTGTTGCGGCTGGTCTAATAGCAACAAAACTTCAATACAATAGAAATTGGACCTGGCAAGATATAAGGAATTGGTTGAAAACTCAGGTTGGTGATGCCGATACTACTCAATTTTTTACTGGTGTTGAATCTACAAGTGCGAATGACTCGAATTGGGCAAATGTAAATAGTTTAGAAGGTGGGCGTCCAATTGTTATTTGGGATGCTTTGACTCCTTCTCCTCCAGAAATTCCTGAACCAGATCCTGCACCTCAATCAATAGAGTCATCAGTTATAAAATTTGCTAGTGGGTCTGGATTAAAATTTAAAGGTGTCAAGATAGTTTATAAATCATAAATATCTAAAAAGACAAGTCAATAATGGCAAACAAAGCATTTGGTGTCAGAGAAATTAATATTATTGGTTCGTCGGGAACACCAACGATTGAAAGTCCATCAAATCTTAATTTGAATGCGAATAGAGTTGCTATTAGTACAGATGTAAGTATTGGTGGAAAAATTAAGTCTGATGTTATTGTAGATTCTAATAAAGTTGGAGTTGGAGTTACTAATCCGCAGTATGTGGTCCACGTTGCTGGAATTGGATCAACTTCTTTGTTTGTTGAGGGTAATGCATTATTTGATGGTAATATTGATGTTGCGGGTAATTTAAAGCTTGATGGAAATCTTTATGTTACTGGGACAGAGTTTATTATTAATAGCCAAACGATTGAACTTGACGATTTTAATGTAGGTATAGCATCTGATGTTTCTGATAATAATCTCTTAACGGGTGCTGGCATAGGTATAGGTAATGAAGATATTAGGAAAAATATATTTTGGAGTTATGCCCCAGATTCTTTATGCTCTTCTGAAAACTGGAATTTGGATTCGGGGAAAGTTTACAAGATAGGCGGCACTCAAGTTCTTTCTTCAACTACTCTTGGTGTTGGAGTTACAAATTCAAATATTAGAAATGTAAATGCTGGATTGATTGGTGATAGAACAGAATCGAATATATCATCTGAAGATTATATTTTATATTATGATGTTACCGATAGTGTTCTGAAGAAATCTACTATTAGTTCAGTTATTGGACTTACTGGATCTGGATCTGGATCTGGATCTGGAATTGTTGTAAAAGATTCCGGAACAACCGTAGGGACTGCAGGAACTATTGATTTTGGAGATAATTTAACAGTATCATCAATTTCTTCTGGTATTGTTACAGTCACTGGAGCATCATCACAATGGGAAACAACTGCAACAGGTATTCATACTCTTTCTAATGTTGGTATTGGGACCACAGACCCACTATCAGCATTGGATGTTATTGGAGCAGTAAACTTTGATTGCAATGATGGCAATACATTTACTTCAGTCGGTATTGGTATATCAACTGTAGATATATCCACACCATCTTTAAATCTTTATGTTCCAAATATTATCTATAATTCTCCCGGAGCATACGTTGAGTATAACGTTGGAACATTTATACTCAATTCTGATGTAATTTCATTAAACTCTCTGTACCAACAAACATTTACTCTTCCTACTATTTCTATTACGTCTTCTGCTTCTGGTTTACCTGCTACTTTTACTTTAGGTCAAAATATTGATGGAAGTGGTGAGGACCATCTTGGTCTCATTTATGATAATTTTGGGGGAATTCCTGGTACTGGAGGGGTTGCAAGAATCTTTACCTCTAATGGTGATTTAAAAATTGTCACAGATTATAATGGAATCTCGACAGGTTCAAATATTACTATTGGATCTGAAGATATTATTTTTACAGATAAAACGGAAACTCAAGAGTATGTAAGAATTACAAGTTCTGGAGTTGGTATAGGAACGATTAATGTAACAAGTGCTCTTACTGTCAGGGGGAATACTTCTCTTGAAACTTTAAATGTTTCTGGTGTTTCTACTTTCAATGATCAGGTAGACATTTATTCTAGTGTTATTATTCAAGGTTCTGTTGGAATTAACACTACCATATATGATTCTACTTTTGTAATTGCATCTGGTGGAGAAGCCTCCTCAGAACTAATGTGTTTGGATGGTCCAAGTAGTAATAATAGATATGGTTTATTTTCTCAATATGCTAACGAGACCACAATAACATCAAGAGATGGTAATAGTTACGGAACAATAAAATTGAATCAATATGATGGTTCTTCGGTTCAGACATCAATAACAATACCACCATCTGGAAATGTTGGAATTGGATCAACACTTCCAACATCAAAACTTGCCGTTCAGGGTGATGGATTATTCACTGGTATTGTTACTGCCACAACTTTCTATGGAAATCTCGTTGGTTCTATTACTGATGCAACTAATCTTACTGGTGGAACTGCAAATGCTTCTTCATTAAATGTATCAGGTCTTGCAACAATTTCTCAAGGTAGAATCCAAGTAAATGCAGCATCAAACATCAGAATTGGTAATTTACCTGCTGGATCTGGAAGTGGTAGAAATATTGCGATTGGTGATCAGGTTCTTGTTACTTTAAACGGTGGTCAGGGTAGAAACATTGGTATCGGTGAACTGTCTTATTATGACACAACCACTGGACAATACAATATTGGTGTTGGTGTAAGAGCAGGGCAAAAAATTACAACTGGTTCTTATAACGTAATTCTTGGTGGTTATGATGGACAGACTGGATTAGATATTCGCACATCATCAAATAATGTAGTCATTGCTGATGGTGAAGGAAACATCAGACAATATATTAACTCAAGTGGTAATGTTGGTATTAAGACTACAGTAGCTACAGAAGCACTCACAGTTTCTGGTGTTGTATCTGCTACAAGTTTCTATGGAACACTCAATGCTGGGCAACTAACTGGTTCACTTCCTGCAATTGATGGTTCTGCATTAGTTGGAGTTGTTGCTACAGGTGCTGGAGTTGAGATTAGAGATGATGGAAGTATTGTTGGAACTGCAGCAACAATTGATTTTGGTTCCAATTTGAGTGTTTCTTTTAACTCTGGGGTTGCTACTGTTTCTGGTGGTGTTGCGGGAATTAATACTTTAGGAACTTCATTATTTAATAACTTAAGTGTTTCTGGTGTTTCTACTTTTAATGGTGCAATAGATGCAAACTCTACATCTAATTTTCAAGGAGATGTTACTCTCCAGTCTAATTTAATTTTAGGAGATAATGATGAAATTCAATTAGGGGCAGGATCTAGTGGTGATTTGGTAATTACTCATTTATCTTCAACAAATAATTCATTAATTAGAAATAAAAATACATTAGGATCATTTATTATTGATACTGCTACAGGAAGTCCTATTGAAATCAGACATAGCAGTGGTGGAGAACCTATGGGTATTTTTACTCCAAATGGTTCTGTGAGTCTTTATTATGATAACTCCAAAAAAATTGAAACAACTGGTTATGGAGTTTCAGTTTATGGTGGGATTAATGCACCTACTGGAATTATCACTGCATCATCCTTCTCTGGATCTGGTTCAGGACTTACAAATATTCCTGCAGGTCAATTAACTGGAACTCTACCTGCGATTGATGGATCTGCCTTACTTAATGTTAATGCAACTGGATCTGGTATTGTTGTTCTGGATGATAATGTAAATATTGGATCTGCCAAAACAGTTAACTTTGGAACTGGACTTGATGTTACCTACTCTACATCTGGAATTGCAACAGTTACGGCATCTGGTGGTTCTTTACAGTCAAGAACTACTGTAACTGGTGTAACAACATCAATTGCAAATAATGGAATTGGTAATACAAATATTACTGGATTTAAGTCTTATGCTTTGATGAAGGTTGGTCTTTCTACTGCAGGTTGGTTGAGATTATATACAGATAGTGCATCTAGAGCGAATGATGTGAACAGAAGTGTTGGTATAGATCCAGCACCTGGAAGTGGAGTTATTGCTGAAGTAATTACCACAGGCATATCAACAACTCAAATTATTTCTCCTTTTGTGATGGGTGGTAATCTTGATAATCCTGCTGATACCACAATTTATGCGTCGATTACAAATCTTTCTGGTTCAACTCAGGCAATAACAGCAAACCTAACCATTCTTCAACTGGAGGCATAAGTAACAAATGGCAATTACTACAACTACAATTACAAAAGCAGCAGGATGGGCTAGAACTGATGTTATTGATCAGTTAGAACAGGCATTTACTTGGTTAGGATTGCACGGAACTAGAATATCAGGACTAGTAACTTCAATTAGTTCTTATAGTGGTGGTGGAATCGTTGGGTCATCAGATATTGATTACTTTGATGTTCCAGTTGCCACTACAACTGGAATTGGAAGTGGTGCAACTTTTAATGTTTATAGAAATAATGGAAGTATAAACATAATATATGTTAATCGTCCTGGAGTTGGATACACTCAAGGCGAATATGTGACTCTATCAGCAGAAGACATTGGTGGTTCTTCTAATGGCGCAGTTGCGATTGGTATTACTGTAAATATTGATGCTGTAGGTTATGGATCAACAAATCAGTTCTTTGATAAAAACTTAACACCTTCAAATGATTCTGCTCGTCCTTGGGGAGTATTAAAACAAGATTTTGATATCAACAAGAGATTTGGTGTAACTTACAGAGGATTTAAAGCATATAGTGATTATCAAATGTCATTGTATGCAGGATCTTCTTTCTTTCCATTTAATGTAGATAATACTGCTAATAGAGGAGGAACTTATAGGGATTCTTTTAGAGGAACGAGGAATTTAGATGTACCCAATACATCTGATAGTTTTGTTAATTCTTTAGATTATGATATAGACAATTATTCACAAATCGGTGCGGTATTCGAGGATACATTTAGATATGCAACATCAAATTCACCAAAAACTCACGATCTAAAATTAAACATTTATCGTTCTGGTATTGATCCAAATTTTGCAGTTCTTTCATATAATCAACCATCAGTAAGTGGAACCATAAATGATAGCACATTTTCAACTTTTATCATACACAACTTTAATTCCAACTTATGGAATTTAGATGAAGTATTTTCTGCTGGTATTACTTTTATTGTTCAAGATGATTCTGTCAATCAAAGTAATGGTACTACCTCTTTACTTAATTTTAATACAGTTTTAATTGGAAACAATTATAATATTAGTGATTATGAATATTCTACTAGAACAGCAGAGGCAGGATGGTCTCAAGTTTATGCTACGGATAAACGCGGAACAAAAGCGCAAAATTATATTGTAACATCATCCCAAACAAATTATACTAACTCAACTGGAAGTGGAACAGTTAATTATAATGGACAAACATATTCACCTGCAACTATTTACTCCAGAACTGGTGGATTTAAGGATAAAGGATATATTGATAGTTCTTCAAGCATCAGTGGAAACAGATACCCAATCACATCATACAATTCTGTAATTAAGGGCATTCCAATCAATGGAAACTTAATTCCTTGTCCTTATTATATGCCAGATGACTTTGTTCTCATCGACTTTAAACTTACTGCTTCAGGACAAGACATTAGACAAGGAGACACAATTACCATTAGTGGATCTGAAGTTTATACAGTTATTACTGGTTCTTATAATAAGTTTGGAGAAACTGCTGGTATTCTCTTCTGTGCTAGAACTGTTTAATAAATACTTATAAAAGATAAATGGCAATCACAACTACAACTATTTCTAAGGCAGCAGGATGGGCAAGAACTGATGTAATATATCAGTTAGAAGAGGCATTTACTTGGTTAGGTTGGCATAGTGGTACAGTAACTGGAATCGTTACTAGCATCAGTTCATATTCAGGTGGTGGAACTGTAGTAGGTTCATCAGGAACTGATTACCATGAAGTATTTCCAGTAACCACAACTGGTATTGGAACTGGTGCAAGTTTTTATGTTAGAAGGAATTTAGGACTTATACAAGATATAAGAGTTAATCGACCAGGATATGGTTATACTCAAGGCGAATATGTGACTTTATCTGCAGAAGATACCGGTGGTTCTGCCAATGGTGCTACTGGTATTGGTATTACTGTAAATGTTTCTAATGTTGGATATGGTTCGGATAATAAGTTTTTCTCAAGTGAAATAAGTGGAACATATCCTTGGGGAGTCTTAAAACACCAAATTCAACCAAATAAAAAGTTTGGAAATACTTATAGGTCATTTCAACCATATAATGATACAGGAATGTATTTGAATACTGGATCAGGTTTTCATCCATTTCCAACTACAAATCTTTCTGATCGTGGAAATATGTATCAGAATAGATTTGCAGGATCTCGTTACTTAGATATTAGTGCCGATCCAGATTCTGCTGCTATCTATATGACAAATACAACTCCTGTTTCTGTAAATACTGTATCATTTATTTTTGCTAGTTCAACAGCATATCAGTTAGATTTGAACATCTATAGGTCCGCTATAGATCCAAATTTTGCAGTGTTTTCTTACAAACAACCAACATTATCTTCCACTTCTATTGCTAATAACAATTTTACAACATTTTTCTTACATAATTTTACATCATCTTTATGGGACTATGATTATTTGTTCCTTGGTGGAGTAACTTTTATTAATCCAGATGCTGGTATTGGTAGAATTTATTTTGATACTTATTTCCCTTCTGCAGATACTTCCAAAAGGTCTGCTGAATATGGATGGGCATCTAATGGTAGTACAACATATAAAAGATCTACATACGAATCTTCAATTTATCCACAAGGATCTGTAAATGAAAACTCTTTTTATTATAGAGACCAAAACAGATCATTTGGAGGGCAAAGTCAAATTACAGATTCATTAAATCCAAATACATATTACAATGCAGTCATTAAAGGTATTCCACTTTCTACCACAATGATTCCTTGTCCTTATTATCTCCCTGATGATTTTGTTTTGATTGATTTTAATTACAATATTCCATCTGCAAATATTCAACCAGGTGACACAATCACCATCAGTGGTTCCGAAGTTTATACTGTAATTACTGGTTCTTACAATCAAACTACAACAACTCGTGGTATTCTCTTCTGTGCGAGGACAGTCTAATGGCAGATTTTAGTTTTCCATCTTTAACTACTGCAGTTGTTGGTTTTGCATCAACTGTTGCATTTCAAGTTCAATCTACAAGTTTATATACAATTGATCCTTCTAATGGAACTGTAAGTGTTGGTAACATCGATCTAAGTGCTGATATTACTGAAACAAGACCTGGATGGTTGACAGGAAGAAGACCTTCACAGGGTCAAGTATTCCCTCGTGGCGTTTACAACAAGTAGTCCAATTTTAAAAGTGGCACACCACCCTTGACGGGGTGGTTTTTTCGTAGTATGATAAATAGGTAAACAAATGTTACGAAACTTAAACATTTCGCAACATTGTTAAACTCCCACTAACCGAGACCTATGGGGAGGATAAAGACGTCTCTCATATCCCCGCTGAGGGTGCGGGGAACATAGTATCTCCACCATTTCCCTGATGGTCTTACTATCTGTTTAAAAAAATGACTGCTACAATTTCACAACAACGACAATCAAATACTTGGGAACAATTCTGCAACTGGGTCACCTCAACCGATAACCGTCTTTATGTCGGTTGGTTCGGAGTCCTCATGATTCCTTGCCTTCTTGCTGCTACGACTTGTTTCATTATCGCATTCATCGGTGCTCCTCCTGTGGACATCGATGGCATTCGTGAACCAGTTGCTGGTTCTTTGATGTACGGAAATAACATCATCTCTGGTGCTGTTATTCCCTCGTCTAACGCAATTGGACTACACTTCTACCCCATCTGGGAAGCTGCTTCCCTAGATGAGTGGCTTTACAACGGTGGACCTTTCCAACTGGTAGTGTTCCACTTCCTCATCGGCATCTATGCTTATATGGGTCGTGAGTGGGAACTCTCTTATCGTCTGGGTATGCGTCCTTGGATCTGTGTTGCTTACTCTGCACCTGTTGCTGCTGCAAGCGCAGTGTTCCTTGTTTATCCTTTCGGTCAAGGTTCCTTCTCTGATGCGATGCCTCTGGGTATCAGTGGCACCTTCAACTACATGCTTGTGTTCCAGGCAGAGCACAACATCTTGATGCACCCCTTCCATATGCTTGGTGTGGCTGGTGTGTTCGGTGGTTCTCTGTTCAGTGCTATGCACGGTTCTCTGGTTACTTCCTCACTGGTTCGTGAAACCACTGAGAACGAGTCACAGAACTATGGTTACAAGTTCGGTCAAGAAGAAGAGACTTATAACATCGTTGCTGCTCACGGTTATTTCGGACGCCTTATTTTCCAATATGCTTCCTTCAATAACTCCCGTTCGCTGCACTTCTTCCTTGCTGCTTGGCCCGTTGTAGGCATCTGGTTCACTGCTCTTGGTGTTAGCACTATGGCTTTTAATCTCAACGGTCTGAATTTTAACCAGAGCATTCTGGATAGTCAGGGTCGTGTGCTCAATACTTGGGCAGATGTCCTTAACCGTGCTGGACTTGGAATGGAAGTTATGCATGAGCGTAACGCCCATAATTTTCCATTGGACCTGGCTGCCGCAAGCAACACTCCTGTTGCTCTGACTGCTCCAACCATTGGTTGATAAAAACTCAATAGTTTTTAAGACCTCTTTCGGGAGGTCTTTTTTTGTGACTACTTTACTAAATACTTAAAGTTATGTTATAATAACTTTAACAACTAAAACAATTATGAAAACCTGTAAAATTTGCAACGAATTAAAACCACTTACAGAATTTTACCAGACAGTAAGAAATGGAACTCCTTATGGGCATCACGGTAAATGTAAAAAATGTTATGTAAAAAAACAACAAGAAAACTATGACCCTGTGAAAAAGAGAGATGAAAACTTGAAAAGAGTTTATGGTATTGGTATTGAAG